CGTGTGATATTGCAGGGCTAGGAGAAAAAGCTACTCAGAATCTTGTAGAGTGGGTGGTACAGGAGTACCCTTACTACGCTGGATTGCCTTTTGACTGGAAGTTTACTAAAGTAGTACAAAAAAGCAAAGGAACTGTCTGCATCTCTGGTAAGTTAAACAGCTATAGAACTAAAGCAGATGCGTACAAAGACCTTGAGGCTTTTGGCTACAATATAAAGAGTAGCGTTACAAAGGACGTAACGATTCTAGTAAATGAAAGCGGTATAGAATCATTAAAAACTCAGAAAGCCAGAGAATCTGGCGTAACCATAGTTGATAACTTACAACAATTCTTATTGGAGAACTAATATGGCAGTTCCAAAGTGGACAGACGAGCGTGTTGACGCGCTTACTAATTTCGTAGGAGACGAGTCTCCTGTATCTCAGGCAACTGTAGTCGAAGCTGCAGAAAGCCTGGAAACTTCTTCCCGTTCAGTTTCTAGCAAGCTGAGGAAGATGGGCTTTGACGTAGAGCTTGCCTCTGCTTCAAGCAGCAAGGCTTTCAGCGATGCACAGGCTGATACTCTTGCTACCTTCGTTACCGACAACAGCGGTAACTACACCTATGCACAGATTGCTGAAGTCTTTGAAGGCGGTCAGTTTAGTGCAAAACAGATTCAGGGCAAGGTTCTTTCCCTTGAACTGACTTCTCACGTCAAGCCAGCTCCTGTTAAGGAGTCTGTAAAGACTTACACTGATGCTGAAGAAGCATCTTTCGTAGAGATGGTAAACAACGGTTCCTTCGTAGAAGAAATCGCTGAAGCCATGAACCGTAGCGTTGCTTCTGTTCGTGGTAAGGCTCTCTCACTGCTTCGTTCTGGTGCGATAGATTCTATCCCTCGCCAGAAGGAAACTAAGTCTGCTACTAAGGAAGACCCTTTGGCAGGCGTAGAGAACATTGCTGAAATGACAGTAGAAGAAATTGCTACTGAAATTGGCAAGACTGTTCGTGGTGTTAAAACTATGCTAACTCGTCGTGGTCTGACAGCATCAGATTATGACGGTGCTGCTAAGAAAGAAAAAGCCGCACAGTAAGTTAGACTTCGATAACGAGTGTAGAGTATCCCTCTACACTCGTTTTTTAGCGTTCGGGAGAAATGTGATTGAATCTAGCTAGTGCTTTCATAAAGCAGGTTATTGAGTGTCGGGATTCTGATACCTGGAGTCTTACGCGCAAAAATTACCTGCCGAAAGAATTTCATGTCATTTATGATGTGATAGACAAGCATAACGAGAAGAATCATCATTTGCCTACATTTGATGACCTTCAGTATGCTGTGCGTGATGCTGTAGCAAAAGAGAAAATCTATGCTATTCAAGCTGGGGAATCTGTAGAAGCAGACCCTTACTCTCTTCTCGAGTACCTCAAAAACGAGTACGCACAGAAAGAGATTCTCACATCTCTCGAAAACTATGTAGATAATTCTGTAGCCTTTAATGATGCAGAAGAATCTATAAATGAGCTTCATCAGATTGTTCTAGATGTCGAAGATAAAGTAGACATTAAAAACCCAGACGAGAGTATGCAAAGTATTCCGCTGTGGGAATCTGAAGAAGATTTACAGAAGTATGTTGCGCTTGGTCTTAATTACGACTACGACCATGAAATTCAATTCTCTCCTAGAGATATGATTCTTGTAGGCGGTAGACGTGGTGCAGGTAAGTCAATTACCTGTGCAAACCTTGCAAACAATATGATAGCTTCTGGAAAGTCTGCTATCTATTTCACCATTGAGATGGATAGCAGGTCTATTCTTCAACGTTGTTGTTCAATGGCAACGGGTGTACCATTTTCTAGATTGAAAATGAAAAACCTAAGCGTTGTAGAGTGGGAGAAAGTTGCTTCTTGGTGGGCGAATCGCTACACCGAAGGAACGGAACGCCTGAAAGAGTACCATGACCATAGGGACTTTGACAAGTTACATTCGAGTTTGAAATCTAACCATGAGCTTCTCCCGACTCAGCAGTTAGATGTAGTCTATGATTCTGGACTGACACTCTCGAAAATTCGTTCTACTTTGGACAAACAAGTAGGGCGAATTAATCCTGGCATTGTCATTGTGGATTATCTAAATCAAGTAAGGCGTTCCAATCTTCCCTCTAAAGGCGGTCAGTATGATTGGACAGAACAGATTGAAGTAAGTAAAGCCCTCAAGTCTATGGCACAGGAGTATGAAGTTCCTGTGTTCTCTCCTTACCAAACAGACGCTACAGGCGAAGCACGCTTTGCAAAAGGTATTCTTGATGCAGCTGATGCTGCTTATGCTCTCGAAACCTGGGAGCAGGAAGATGCGTGTGTAACTTTCAACTGTGTAAAAATGCGTTCTGCCTCTATGAAATCTTTTACATCAAAAATGGATTGGGAGACTTTACGAATCGGTCCAGAGTCTGCACTCTCACCGAAAGAAAGAGAGGATTCCGAGCTAAAAACTGATGAAGAGATTGATGATATATAAAAAATAGTTCTTGACTCTTCAGTTGTTTTTGTGTATAATATACTATATTTTTGACAACTGGAGATTCGTTTTATGATGGTTCACACTTGTAATACCTATCGACCTTTATCTCGTAAAAGAAAAAAGCTACCTCCGCGTCCTCGCAGAGCTTCACAAAAGTTTGAAGAATATGTGCCTACTTCTGAGACTTACAGACGCTCTACACCAGAGTACAAATCTGTAATGTCTAACAAGAAGATTGAGGGTGCAGAAGTAGACTTTTTCAAGCAAGAAATATCTAAACAGTATCCTGTTGCTCCGGCATACAACAAAGGTGCGTACCAGGTTATACCTAGCAATGATATAACGCACATAGGTAAGTAATAATGTTAGAAGATTTAATAGAATTTGTAGAAAGCCTGCTTGACCCTGAAGGATTTGGTCATGCAGTAACAGAAGAAGTAAGAGACGAAGCTAGAAAAATATTAGGAATAGAGCCAGTATTAGATGACAGTCCAAGAGCTATTAGCGAAACAATCCATTAACTATGTCCCAAAAGGACAGGATTTTGTAGTACCATGCTTAAACCCAGAGCATGATGACAAAAATCCAAGTATGCACATAGACCAGATTACTGGTGTATTTAATTGTTTTGCGTGTGGTTTCAAAGGAAATATCTTTTATAAGTTTGGAGAAAAGGTAAGTCAGTTACAAATACGCAGAGACCTTTTAAAGAAAAAAATTATTGAGAAACGTGCGGAAACTGTAGGCTTATCTTTTCCTTCAAACTCTATACCTTACATAGGTAACTGGAGAAATATCAAACCTGAAACGTACAAAAAGTTTGAAGCGTTTCAGAATAGTGAAAGAGATTTTATAGGAAGAATCGTGTTTCCTATTCGAGATATATCTGGAAATATAGTAGCATTTCAAGGCAGACATACCTCGAATGGAGACCCAAAATATAAGTTTGTACCACCAGGTGCTAGACTACCTCTTTACCCTAAAATAAATGCACGAGAAGGGAAAATAATACTTGTGGAGGGAGTTTATGATGTGTTAAACTTATATGATAAAGGATTAACGAACGCAGTGTGCTGTTTCGGAACTCAAAACCTCAATGAAGATAAACTGACTCTTGCAAAAATGCAGGGAGTAGACCAAGTAGACATCTTCATGGACGGGGACGAAGCGGGGCAGAAAGCTGCGGCTGACATAAAGATTCTGTGCGAGAAAGTTGGTCTCGAATCTAGGAACGTACACCTCAAAGGTACTGACCCTGGAGCACTGAATGAAACCCAAGTAAGAAGTTTGGAGAAAAAATTATATGCCTAAAGTTGCATTAGTAGAAACTAAACCTAGTAGAACTAATTTCAAGAAAGAATTTGACAATGCTTTTGACTTTGACCAGTTTCAACTCTGTTCAAATCCAGCGATAAAGAAAGTTCTAAAACGAGATTGTGATATAGAAATTGACCCTAGTCTTTATGACTGGGTAATCCTCGTTGGAAGTGAAGCATTGAAGTACTTTACCAAAATAAATTCAGTTACAGAATATTCAGGCAAGCGTGTAGAACAGAAGTATCTACCCGTGATTAATCCGTCTATGCTTGCATTTAAGCCAGAAGCTAGACGTACCTGGGAAGATTCTAAGTCGAATATCATCAAGTACATAAGCGGTGAGATTTTGGATAAAGAAGTAGATGACAGCATTGCTTTTGGTATCGAAGATACTGCTGAAGCTAATGCTTTTGTGCAGGCTGCAATTGACCATCCTGGCGAGTACATTGCTCTCGACTCCGAGACTACTGGACTCTATCCTCGTGATGGTTATATGCTCGGCTTGTCTCTGTGTTATGATGGTGAGACTGGCGCTTACCTCAATACAGATTGTTTTGACGAGACTACAGAATCACTTCTTGCTGAGTTATTTCGCAAGAAGATTGTAATCTTTCATAACGCTAAGTTTGACATGGCATTCTTTCAGTATCATTTCAACTTCGAGTTTCCTCGCTTTGAAGATACTATGTTGTTGTCATATCTTATCAACGAAGTTCCAGGCAATCACGGTCTGAAAACATTGGCGGTAAAGCATACTCCCTATGGTGACTACGAGAAACCAATGTATGATTGGATGGACCAGTACCGTAAAGAGCATGGCATACTCAAAGGTGACTTTCAGTGGGAATGGATTCCTTTCGAAGTTATGAAAACTTATGCTGCTATGGATTCGCTAGTTACTTTTCTAATCTTTGAAAAGTTCAAGAAGATAAAACAAAACCCTAAACTTTTATGGGTTTATGAGAATATTCTGTTGCCTGGCACTCGTTTTCTGATTGATACTCAGGACAATGGTGTACCTTTCGATAAGACTCGTCTATATCAGGCTCAGGAAATTATGCAGTCTGACATAGACAAAGCTATCGCTACTCTCTATGAAAACCCAAAGGTTAGCGAGTTTGAGGTATTCAATGGAAAATCTTTTAATCCAAATAGTACAGTTCAGCTTCGTTCTTTACTTTTTGATTGGCTGGGTTTATCTCCTACTGGTAAGAAAACAGGTACGGGTGCAGACTCGACGGATGCGGAAGTACTTGAAAGACTTGCCGAGGATTCGGAAGTACCACGACTTATCCTTGACATACGCCAAAAATCCAAAATTAAGAATACTTATTTGGACAAAATCATACCCCAGTTGGACAAAGACAGTCACTTACGTACTAGCTTTAATTTGCATGGTACAACTTCTGGCCGCCTTAGCTCTAGTGGTAAACTAAATATGCAGCAGCTTCCTAGAGACAATCCTTCAGTCAAGGGCTGTATCAAAGCTGCAGCGGGGTCAAAGATTGTTGCTATGGAC